ATCCCACAACTTGTCGTACGTCTCGATGAGCGACCACGCCGGCACCGCTCCTCCCTTCGGTATCCGCTCCATGGAGACGAACGGCACATCACCGTCCGGTCCATAGACCTTCTCTCGATAGCCGTCAGTCGTACCGGCAGTGAGGTAGGTCAGCATCGCGTCCGGCTCGGGATCGTTGATGACCGGAAGAGGGATGTGGAGGAACTGCGCTCCACCAATCCGGCTCTTCGTTGGCCCATCATCTCCTCCTTGCGTGAAGATCTGAACCAGGTGGCCCATTATCCCGGCTGCGTGTGCTGCAGCGAGTCCAGCAGGTCCGGTTCCCAGTATGGCAACTTTCTTCATCTATCTCTCCTTGATCTCTTTGAGAATGGTGTTGAGGTGTGGCTTGATTCGATACGTCCATTGGTCGGCACTCTCGATCATCGAAGCCCGAGCGAGCTTCTGGATGACCATGTTTGATTCCTCCTCTGAGTAGTTGAGTTGCTCTCGAAGCTGCTGTGATCGGAACTGGCCACGAGCAGCCTTGAGGAAGCGAGGAAGATCCGGACGTGTGTACAGATACTCCTTGATCTCGTCCATCCTGCTGATCGCATCGGCATTCATTCGATTCGCTAGGTCAGAGATCTCTCGATACCCAAAGCCTTCGAGCCCATAGATGTAGTCAAGGAACTCGACAGCAGACTGGACATGGAGCTTCGTGACGATGACCTTCGTGTAGGTTGGATCTGTAGAGAAGGTTCGAGCAGCGATCGCTACGGCGAGCCGAGCAATCTTCATGCGGATATTCTGGCCTTGGATGAGCGGTGGGTCTGGGACGTACTCACGACCGATCTTCAGCGAGCACTTGTACACTTCGTCCTCTGCTCCCCACTCCCAGACAACGTCATCTCTCCTTCGGCTCCATGCCCAGCGAAGGAGCGCGTGCGAGGCGGCAGCAGAATGAACGTGCGGGCGTGGCGAGAGGTTCCGAGTGTTGATGGCTTCGAGTGATACGTCATCCGTAGCCACGCTCATCGCAAAGTCGAATCGAGCGATGTCCTCTTGATTGCCAATGAGCGGCTGAAGTGCTTGGACTCCATACATGAAGCCGGACATCCCGTTGATGTTGTCACGAGGATTCGAGAGCCAGATCAGACGAGTCCTCGCGTGAGTCTCGTGACGGACAGCCTTGTGAACTTCCGCCTTGCCGCTCGATCGGAGCGAAGAGAGTTGTCCAATCTGATCGGTGGAGAGTCCTCCGGCTTCGTCCATGACGATGAGCCTTCGATCGTTGAGCGGGATCTCTCCCCATTCCAACACCCATCCCTTCTCTCCCGGCATCGGCTTCACGGCTCCGAGTAGGCCAGGGATCGAAGCAGACTCGCACGACACGACTCGTCCGAAGCCGTAGTGTCTTGAGAGCTTCGTGGCGATCTCGCTCTTCCCGGTTCGAGCATCGCCAACAACGACGAGTTCAAGCCATCCCTTCTCGATCGGTTGACCGGCGAAGTCGAATCCGATGATCGAATGCCAGACGAGATCCATGGCCATGTGGAGTCCGGTTCGGCCCACAATCCTCGTGACGTTGTCGGCAAGGTCTAGTGCGATCTCCTTCATCTTGTTGAGAGGAGCCTGGCCACGCTTCGGCACGAACATCTTCATCATCTCGATCTCATCGAGCGAAGCCTCATAGGTGTCGAGACTTGATTCAACCGGCTCCACCTTCCAGACCTGGAACACAGATGACTGATCCTTCGGATCGGAGTACGTCGTGCCGGTCAGTTTCGCTACTCGGTTGGTCTCGGTTGCGTATCCTCCAACGTTGATTGCAGTCCTCTGAGATCCATCGCCTTCCTCCTCGAAGGAGTAGTCAAGCGAAGTTCGGCAGACGAGTAGCTCTGTGGTCTGTTGGCTCTTGACGTACGTCTCCATCTTCCCGCACTTCGAGGCTCCAATGTGCCGGCGCAAGGCTTCGTCTCGCACCATCTCGGTAACGTCTCGGATCTTGAGGATGACTGGATGGTCGGCAGCGATCTCGATCACCATGCTCCCGTTCGCTTCCTTCATTGGACAGCCAGAGCACTTCTCGTCCGCATTCATCGAGCACGTGAACGAGACTTCCCGAGCGAGCAGTCCATGCTTGTCTGACTTCCCTACGATCGAGACAGTCATGCTCATCGGCTTACCGGCGAGCGCTCCGTTGAATGACTCTCGCACGCTGACTTCGATCGGCTCTCCATCTTTGGGCGCTGCGAAGATACGAGCATCACGGATCAGCGCCTTGAAGTCTGCTTCATCATTCCCTTCGTTGAAGTAGTCCGATACGTCCAGCCCATGGTTCTCTCGATACGGCATCGGCAACTCAATGATGTAGATCGAGCGAGCGACTCCCGTCAGCGATCGAGCAGCCTTCTCAGCGCCGGCAACTCCAGCCTTGTCTCGATCGTAGGCAAAGTACACATCCTTGCCTTTGAACTTCTGGTTCCACTTACGCTGCCACTGCTCGGCTCCGGTGGTGCCGGTGATCGCCGCAATCCCGTTCTGGTTCAACATCATCGCGTCCCACTCGCCTTCGCCTATCACGATGGACGAGTTGGCGGCAAGGATCTTCTCGGGATAGATCGCATTGGCATCCATGCCCTTGCTCCCGTAGCTCCACATCTTCGTTCCTTGCGCCTCGATCCGATAGAGACGAATGTTGAGCAGAGATCCGCTGACGTCTCGAATAGGGATGGTGTATGCGTTGTCGTCATCGCTCCATCCGATCTCGAAGCGCGTGATGGTCTCGTTCGTTAGTCCTCTGCGCTCCTTGAATGCGAGGAGCTTCTTGGAGTCGTGCCGAAGCCGAAGAGTCCATCCCTCGATCGTCTCATCAGACGGTATGGGACGATTCTGCCGGCGCTTCGAGCGATCCTGTAGGCCGATGATCTCGGCAGTGGAGATCCCTACGAACGGTGAGTTGGGATCGTCCTCCTCTGCTGCTGCTGGCGAATCGTCCGCTATGAAGTCTCCTTCGTCACGAGCATCCAGGCGGTTGAGAAGCTCCTTGATACTTCCGGAGCCACAGTTACGTCGGCAACTCCAGACTCCCTTCTCGAAGTTGAATCCGGCACTTCGCTTTGAGTCGTCATGGAGCGGGCAGAAGGCATCGAACCAGCCGTTGCTGTTCGGCTCATCGGATGCTAGATATCGCTTGAGGCGCGCATAGCCGTACTGCGAGGAGAAGTCTGGTGCTCCCACTGCGAGCGCCTCAGCGACGGTTTGGCGTGTCGATGCCTTGACGACGAAGGAACTTGAACATGTCTTCCTTCAGCCTGGCCATGAGCTGATTGAATCCCTTCGGTTCTACGGTTCCGCTTCCTTCTAGGTAGTCCAGCACGTTGTCTGTTAGTCCGTCAACTTCTTCATACACCCAGTAGCAGCTAACCGGATCTTGCTCTAGCTCCATGCGGATGTGCGTCTTGCCTAGCGAGGCGAGGTATGCCACCAAGGCCATGTCGCTCGTTCTCCACAGCGCCAAGCCTTCTTCGTCCTCTTCACGATCGTTCGTCATTGTCTCCATCTTTCATCTTTCTGGTAGGTCCGGCTCCGGCGAGAGGCAGGAAACTTCTCGCCGGAGCCGAGATTGCGGATCAAGGGAATGGGTCCCACGGTTCGCCGTTCGGATCTGGGAAAGGATTGAACGGCTCCGTTAGAAAGGCATCTCCTCACCTGTCTCCGGATCGACATCACCAGGCGCTGCCTGCGCGACGATGATCATGGAGATGACCTCTGACTTCTTCTTTCCCTTGATGACCAGATCGAAGTCCTCTTTGGCGATGCGTGCGATCTCCGGAGTCTCCATCGCGAGAAGTCCCTCACGAGTGAGATACTCCTTCCCGTTGCTGTCGTCCTCGATGATCTCCTCATCATCGTCAAGGATCTCGTCGTCATCGCCGGTAGGCACGTTCGCCTTCTCGAACTCGATCAGCGCGTCCACAACTTCGGACTTCTTCATGCCGGTGATCTTGACCTCGTAGGTCTTGGCGATGTCCTTGAGCGTTGGGACGTCGGCACCGAGCAGTTCTGCCTTGCGGTCATCCCAGTCGATCTCTTCGCCTCCCTCGCCTTCCTCGATCATCTCATCGTCGCCACCTTCGATCGTCTCGTCATCGCCTTCGATGAGTTCATCGTCTGCGGTGCCGCCGGTGGTATCGGAGGAGCCTGTGGGAGTCTCTGGAGGGAACACGGAGCCGAACTCGCCACGCGCATCGCCATCTTGGTTCTTGCCGGCGCGAACTCGCACGACAACCTTCTTGCCCTTGATGTGCTTGTCGGTGTCGAGTTCGCCGGCACGGTTCTTCTTCCCGTCGGTGAACTTGACGGCGAGCAGAAGCTGATCGAACTTCTGTGCTGCCTTCTTGTCGTAGCTCGGATGTCCCTTCTGGACGAAGTATCCCCACACCTTGGCGTTCTTGTACTTGGAGTCCAGGCACGAGAACACAACCTCAATGCGAGGCTTCGTCTTGTCCGGCTTGCCGTCCTCTCCCTTCGAGAAGCCAACGTTGACCTCTGTGATCTCGAAGAGGTACAACCCAGGCTTGATCGCCTCGAACGTACCTTGAGCCTTCGCCTCTTCCGGATCGGACTCGCTCACGTCGTACTTGAGCTTGACCATGATTACTTTCTCCTTGCTATCGGTCGCGGACCGATCTTGGTTGTTGTTGGTTTGCTTGCTACCGGCGCAACCTTCTTCGCTGCTGTCGGCTTCGTAGCCTTGATCCCGAGCTTGGCTCTGATCAGTGCTTCGATCTTGGGAATGGTTGGAGATATGAGACCTGATCCGAGCGCACCAAAGCGATCTCTGGCATAGTAGTCCTCCGTCTCCTTGACGTACATCTTGAGCTTGTCATCCTCGATATCTCGGATACAGAAGGCGATGATGTCGAAGTGAGCCGAGACGGACTGCGGCATGTTGCGTCCTTGGATCCACGGCCAGAGCTTCATCACGTCCGTGCTCTCGTCTAGCGAAGGAGTCGGGTGTGCCGTGATACCAAAGTTGAACGGCTGCGCCTTCATGTGGCGGACCCACTGCTTGATCCGCATCATGTTCTCGCCATACTCACCCTTGTCCACGAGGTACGTCTTGCGGTGTGTCTTCTGACGGACGGTGATGAGATCATCCATTGTATCTTCGAGGAGCTTGTCCTGCCCCATCGAGACTCCATCCCACCACACCCACTGGTAGTCGTGCCGCTCGTGCCGGAGGTACTCGTACACCTCATCCATATCGTTCCACGTCGTTGCCGGCCAGACGTCAGCGCCGGAGCCGGCAGCGCTCGCGCTTCCTTCGTCCGAGTCGATGATGAGACACTTCGGACTCGTAGCAATCAGCGGAGTCTTACCACAGCCGGGATTCCCGGTGAGGATGATGTTGATACCGCACGCCAACGGATTCTCTCCTGCTGGACGGATGATTGATGGCTTGCTCACTTCGTCGCCTTCTTTCTCTTTGGCTTTGGTACAACAACAAGTCCGAGCTTCGGACCTTGCGCCGGTGCATATTCGCCAACGGCTCGGTGATCCTCGTATGGGTCCCACGTTCCCATCGTGAGGCGAGCGAGTTCCTCCCACTGACCTCCCGTCTCGTGAAGCTCGCAGACGTCACCGAACTCGCAACCAAGGCACTGCTGATTCGGATAGGAGGCGCTCGGATTCTTGTACATCGGGAGCTTGCCTGCCTTCACAAGTCCCATCTCCCAAGCCTGGGCTCTCGCTCGATAGAGGAGGCTCTCACGATCGATGGTGTCTCGGTAGACCTTCTGCCGGACGAAGAGCGGTGGAGGCTGAATCTTCGATGGCTCTCCAAGCTGTGCCGGATCGACTCCAGCGGCACGCAGAGTATCGGACATCTGATCCATCGTCTGCTTCGCCCAGTGAAGGCTTCGCTCGGCACAGGCTTCTTGTAGCGCAGCCTTCGATGGCTTGTTGAGGCGAGCGCCGGCAAGATTGGTAGGCCGATCATCCGGCATCGCTTTGCGGAGGAAGTTGTAGAGGATGAAGTGGATGTCTTGTCCCTCTGGTATCCGTCCGAGCGACTGAAGGACGAGAGGAGCGAACACCCAGTAACTCCCTGCCTGCTCATCGAGCGCGAGGAAGCGCGTGTTGACGGCTGCTGCCGTCTTGGTCTCGATGAGACCGAACTGGCCGGTGCTGAGATCCTCGTAAGCGAGATCGAAGGAGCCGGCATACGTGAACATGTAGCGTCCATGCTTGTCGTACACATCGACCTCAAAGTGAAGCTCGGAGGAGATGACGTTGATGTGATCGTCGTTGCCCCAGTGCCTCACGTAGCCGTTGAGCATCTCGCAACCGAGTTCGAGCGCATCAACCTTCTCGTCGTCAACGAACACATCGAACTCGTCTCCTCCAGCTTCTGCCATCCCGTTGTAGAGACGATGGAAGGTCTTGGCCGGATGTACTCCTCGCTTCCTTCCCGGCACATACCACTCCGCCAGCGAATCGTGATGGAGGCTCCCAAACACCAGTGCCGGCTTCTGCCGCTTCGCCTCCCAGAAGTTCACGAAGCTCCACTGCCAAGCCTGACGGCAATTGGCGAAGGTCTTGCGCTCTGTGGTCCGTAAGAACACTCTCTGAATCTGATCCATCTATCGTCCTCATTCTATGCCACACACCGTGTGGGGAGCACCAGTATAGCCCACGGCGATCACGCGCCGAAGAATCGAGCCGAGAGAGGAGGAGCTACCTGCGGTGGGACTTCGCTCGCTCGCGCAGTCGATGTGTATCTAGCACACGGACGTTACGAGAGCGCTTCGTGCCTGTGACCTCTGCGATGTCCTCTTCGATCGTTCCGAGAGTCCGGATGTAGTACACGGTCACTTGGTGAATGCGAGAGGCGCGGTGCGCTCGATCTTCGGCTTGCTCTTGATCGTCTGGGTCCCAAGTCTCATCCATCATGAAGACGTTGCTAGCAGCATCGAGCGTGATCGAAACTCCTCCGGCTGTCGTTGTGATGACGATCACGCGAGCGCCTTTGGTGGATTGGAAGTCCTCCTTGATCTGCCGGCGCACACTCGCCTTCGAGACATCGCCGGTGATCTTGGATGTCGGCACGCCGTTCGCTATCAGCCACCCTTCGATCAGATCCACGACTTGAGAGAACTGCGAGAAGATCACAGCCTGCTCGGTTCCTTCGCCATCCCAGATCCCTAGCTCTGTGAGCTTCTCTCGGAGCGCTTCGAGCTTGCCGGAGTCCTCTGTGGGAATCAGCCTCCCGTCTCGCGCTCGCCTCTCGTGACGAGAGAAGGAGAACTGCTTCAACCTCGTGTACTCGTCAAGGACGTTGACGGAGGAGACGGGAAGCCCATCGATCATCGTCTGCGTCTCCTGGTTGAACTCTTCATACTGCTTCCGATGCGAAGCCGATCCGAAGTCCACCCACAGAGGAACGAACATCTTGTCTGGGAGCCACGGCAGAGCTTCCTTCTTCGTCCGGCGAGTCATGTATGGCGCCAGCATCCCATAGAAGGCTTCCTCAATTGCCTCGCAAGGCTCGCAGTCCTTCGGTCGATGACCAACAGCTTCGTCGTTCCAGCCTTGGTGACGTTCGCAGTGACGGATCGAAGCTCCGATGATTCGTCCGCCAAAGTCGTTCTCCGTTACGTCCGTCCACATCTCTGCCCAGCGCCACTTCGATGTGAAGACTTTGGGGTTGAGATAGTGAAGGATGCCCCACAGGTTGATGATCTTCCCGCCCATCGGAGTTCCGGTGAGAGCGATCCTCTTCCCGCCTTCAATCGCCTTGAGACCGAACATGCCCTTGGCCGTCAGCGTCTTGGGATTGCGAACGGCTCCCTTGTGACATTCGTCCACAACGATCACGTTCCAAGTTGTGCCGTGAAGAGCCGGGAACTCGCTCACGAGATCGACATCACACTCGGTGCACTTACGCATCTCTGCTTTCATCTTCGAGTCCAGACCTCTCCCGCAGTGATACTCGCAAGCCTCGAAGCTCTCTCGATAGCGGACCTGATCCGGATTCACCACGAGCCAGCCGGTAGCGCCTCCTAAGACCACGTCATTGTTGAAGGCTTCTATCGCTCCCTCCTTCTGCTTCTTGGAGCCAGTAGAGATGTACACAGGCTCCTCCTGCCACTCTCCGAGTTCGTCAGCCCACGTCGTCTCCAGAGCGCTCTTCGGCGCGATGACGAGCTTGGGCCCATAGTCGATCTTCGCTTCATAGATGGCTGCGATCGCCTCCAGCGTCTTGCCCAAGCCGGGATGGTTCCCGTTGAGCGGATTATCGGCATGCGCCATGAACGCTACGTCTGCTGCTTGGAAGGAAGCCTCAGCCTCCAAGCCTGCCTCCCTCTCCTCCGGCGACATCCATCTTCCAAGCGGACCTAGGTGGATCGCCTCGTACAACTTCGGCAAGACAATCGGGAGGACTTCGAGCTTGGCCGTATCCGACTCAGCGAGCGACTTCAAGTTGCGCTCGTAGCGAACAGCATCCCAAGCCCAAGTCTGGAGAGCCGTTCCGATCTCAAGCTGATCTGCGAAGGTTCGCCGTAGCTCACGGCAGCACTCGATATCGAGCGGCACAGTCCAGTGCGCTGCTCCGTTGTAGCTCTTCTGCTTGTTGACGAAGCGAGGACCACTCACGCTTGCCTTCATCTTCGCCGTCAAGGTTGGGTCGTATCGGAACCAGACCTCAATCCGCTTCCCGTCTCCCGAGATCTCCACAAACACCTTGTTCATCTTTCTCCTCCTCTTTCTATGAGGTTCACAAGCCCTAGGATTGGTTCTAAGCCTCTGCCAAGCACCGGAATGAACAAAGATACCTCCCTGGGCTTGAGAGAGGCTCTCTGCCCAGGGAGGCACCTGATCCTGCCGGCTCCGGCTAGGAGTGCTGACGGCACTTTGGGCCGATTCCGATACTCCTGCTGGTCTCGTCCGTCAGGGACTTCCCGCAGCACCCACACCGACCGATCTCCTGGCCGAAGAGCGCTTGCGCCTTCTCTCTCCCGACTGACGTCAAGGCGATGACCAGCCTGGCGAACTCGATCTGCTCCGTCATCCGGATCTCGATGAGTCCTTGGCCACCCAAGAACCTCTGGACCCAGCGCTTGCCCTTGTTGGCCGGATTCCCTCTCCCTTGGTTCGAGGAGAGTCGGATGAAGTCCAAGTCATTGGTGCCGGTCTTGCTCGGGAGAGCGAAGTAACCGTCATCGATTCCTTCGAGGATCTCGGTGAGTTCGCTCGATCCGGCGAAGGTCTTGCTGTCGTCTCCTCGCGACTCCTTTGGCACAGCGAGGACTTCGCTGATCTTCGCTGACGCATCCGACTTCGAGAGCTTGGCGATGTTCTCCGGCCAGAGGTTCTCCACATCCCTGAACATCGGTCGATCATTGAGGAGCTTGTTGAGATAATCCTCTTGCTTCGTCGTGATCCGATCTCCGGCGAGGAGCGCTGACGGAACGGCTGAGCGAGACGTCCCAACCGTGTTGCGATCCCAATTCGGCGCGATGGCCGAAGGAGCCACGCTCGATCCGGCGAGGATCTTGCCGGCATAGCAGGCTCGAACCTCCTCCGGAGTCTCGTGATCGCCTTTGCAGTTTCCGCACTTGATCTTCGTGTTCATCTTCTTCTCCTGTTCTATGGCTTCCCTCACGGAAGCGGACCTACCTGGATGACCTTACTGGGTGAGAAGTCCGGTGAGCGATTCGAGCAAGGACGAGTCCAAGCGCAAGGAGCGCTCCGGCTCCTCCGGTGATCGAAGCGAACGTTGTGCCGGTGGCTGGCAGAGAGTGAACTTCGGACGAAGGGAGAACCGCACCATGGCATACGATCTCGCCGTGCTCATAGGTGACATACCCGCACTCTGGCTTGCAGGGAATGATCGTCCCCATCATGGTCCCGCTCGGGAGACACACCTCGACTCCTGGGACGATCGGAAGAGTGACTGGCGCTGGAGTGGCGAGATCCCGCACGGTTGGGTCCGGAGGGATATCGGCTGGAACGTAGATGGGGCCACAAGCCGGATCTCCGTCAAACTGGCATGGAGGGTAGTCTGTGGGCGGCACCGGAGGATCGGCTACTGCTACGATGGTTGTGGTTGGGGTGGTGGTCATGACTCTTCTTCTCCTTGGGTTGTAGTGGTGGGAACTCCGGAGCAGATCCGCTCGACAGCTTGTGCTGCCGTCTCGGCTCCCTCCGGAGGAACTGTTGGCCGTTGTGCGGCTAGGAAGGCGACACACATCTCACACATCAGGATAGCGCCTCGATCGTGTCGCTTCCGGCGAGGACTCCGAAGTCATCGGTGATCGAACGAGACTCGTCAACCGTCGTGATCGAGAAGAGGACTGCCGGCACGTCGTAGCCGAGATCATCAGCACGGATCTCGCCGGACTCCTCGCCGTAGATGGTGACGAAGATCTGGTTGGGGATCTCGTTGTGAGCGATGTTTGCTTGGATCGTCTCGGAGATCTCTCGGATGGCTTGGCGGAGGTTCTCCCGCTGTACGTCCGAGTCCGGACCTTCGAGCGTGATCGACAGGAAGTCACGAACGACGAACGGCGAAGCGCTCGGAGCCGGAACCGATCCTGGGAAGGTCTTGCCTTCACAGTCTCCGTGAGGATCGTGGGGAAAGCGATTGAAGCACATCATGGCGATCACCATGCTCCTGGGCAGACAACCTGCCCGCTGAACTCTTCGTCGCCTTTGGCGAAGCGGAGAGTGGCCTTGCGTGTCTTGGGTCCGATCGTGTCGGAGCAGACTGCCCCAACGAGATCGATGGTGTCTTGAATCGGCATCACACAATCGAGCCGGACGTTGTCGGGAATCGTCATCGCCCAGGTGACGATCTTCCCGTTGCGAACGATCTCGCTGGACCACATCCCTGAACGATTGAGAGACTCTTCGAGCGCCTCTGCTCGATCCTGTCGGCCTAGCTCCTTGTCGATGCGTCGTGTTGGCGGCACCTTCGCCTCGAAGCGATACTTGCGAACTTCGGTGATGGTCATGATGCGCTCACGATTCCGGCTACGGCTCCGGCTGCGGCGAGAAGCTCGCTGATGGCCGTTGCTGCGGAGTTCGAGTAACCGGCGTGACCGGCGAGACGGACGAGAGCCGAGAGCATGGAGTCCGGCTCTCCTAGGTCCATCGTTGCTCGGAGAGCTTCGAGGATCTTGATGGCTTCCTCGATTGCGTCTCCCGCCTTCTCCGTCTCGCGAGCGAGAACGGTTGAAGCCTTGGGGCTCAGCCCAAGGCTCGATCCGGCGAAGCTCTTGACGGCTTCGCTCCTAGCGAACTTGTCGGTGTAGTTCATGATGCGAGTCCTTCTGCCGCGTTCTGAGCGTGGCCTTTGTCGTTGTAGCGTTCTGGGAGTTCTTCTCCGAAGAGCCGAACGCACCAGCCGGACTTCTCTCCGGCTGGCCGTGCGACTTCGAGGATTCCTCGTGTGGTCCCTCGTTGGTAACCGTCGTTCGAGAGCGGCACCCAAGTCTCGATGACGTAGATGGTCGTCTTGTAGTTCGTGGCCGGATCTAGGAACGTCGTCCAGTTCACGTCCTCGTAACGAGTCGTGCTCAGCAGCACCGTTCCGTCTCGGCTCTCGATCGAGCTTCGCCGGTAGTTACGGATCTTGCTCATGATGCGTTCCTGGCGATCCGTCCGGCGAGTGTTTGTGGCTCGTTCCGGAGAAGCTCTTGGGCTCCCTCTACCGAGTCGAACTCTCGCCGGTTGAAGCAACCGTTGGTCGCCGTGACGTAGCAATCGCCTCCGTCTAGGGACTCGTGAAGGGTGACTGTTCGCCATCCCGCCTTCTGAAACTTCTTTCCCCAAGTCCTTGCTTCGGTCCTCGTCATTGCTGATCTCCTCTTCTCGTTACCGGAGTTGGTTCTCCGGCCCAACTACAGTCTAGACCAGCGATCGCCGGAGCGCTACCCCAAACCGATGAAAGTTTCATCAGGGCCAAACGTCCCAAACTGCCCTTCTCTAGCTCCCTTCCGGCGCACATCTGTCCTGGTAGGTCGATTGCGCCCGAGACGCGAAAGAGCCTCCGAAGCCGAAGCGCCGGAGGCTCTCGCTCGCCCTGGGGGTGCGAGTTACTTGGTGATCTTGGTGATCGTGGAGAGGCTGACCGTTCGGACTCCTCCTGTCTTGCCGTCAACGAAGCGGAGGACTCGGGTGCCGCTCTTCGGCTCCTTGCCCACCTTGGCCGAACCGGCACGAACTCGGAAGTTGCCCGACTTCGTAGCGATCATCTTCCCTTCAACGGCGCTGATGATCTCCTCCTTGGGAGTCTCGTCGCTGAAGAGAGGCTTGCCGCTGGCGACTGCCTTGGGAGCACTCGCCTTCTTCGGAGCGGGAGCCTTCTTCGTTGCCTCTCGGAGAGGAGCAATCGCTGCCTCGTGGGAGAAGTACCGACCACCCTTGCCGATGTACGTCTCTGATGGGTCCTTGCCGGAGCCTTCCCGGTAGAGGTTCTGTGCGGCCGACTTCGAGATGCCGCAGAGCGACATGATCTCCAGCCACGACTTCCCTCCGTCGCGCTCCTTGACGACGAGAGCGGGAGTGGCCTTCTTGTAGCCAGCCTCTGCTCCTTCGGAGAGAGCGTTGAGGAGTTGAGCCTTGCCTTGGGAGATCCCGAGCGCCGTGGCGATCTCCGGCCACTTCTGGCCTTCCGCCTTCATCCGGACAACTTCTGCCGTCTGCTCGGCTCGCTCGTTCTCCCGAGCTTCCCGAGCCTTGGCTGCTTCCGCCTTCCGTGCGGCTGTGGCGGCAACCTTGGCTGCCTTGGCCTTCTCCGTTGCGGCGAGTTCCGCCTTGGTCGGAGCCTTCGCTACCGGCTTGGCCGTGGCCTTGGCGGGAGCCTTCTTCGCTACCGGCTTGACCGGCTTGGCTGCGATCTTCTTCGCAACCGGCTTCGTCTGGACTGCCATGATCCTTCTTTCATCTTTGTCGCTTGGGAACTTCCCTAGCCCAACGACAGTCTAGCCCATCGTGCAGCCGGTTGGCTACCTCACCGGGCCAACTTTCTCGAATCCGTGCGGGCGAACTTTATTTGACCTGCGACGTTGCGTCCATTGCCCCATGAAGCGAGAACGATTCCGATGTGTGGCGAGAAACACAAACGATAGACTTGGTACAGATAGATGAGAGAGGAGGGAACGATGAACCACCAACCGAAAGACGCATCATGGCAGATGCATCCGAACGCATGGAGCGAGGATCATCCGGAAGGATGCTCAACTTGCCGTGTGTGTCCGGAGTGCTTCCGGCCACGACGGCCAGAGCAGTACGAGAAAGGAGCGGATGCTTGTAAGAAGTGCCAGCCGCCAGTACAAGGTTTGCGAAGCCTTCTGCGCTTCTGACGTTCGTGCCTCCTCCGTCACCGTCATGGCTCAGTGACGGAGGAGGCGAACTCAGGACGGAGGCTTGTTCTTGAACTCGCACCACCGGCGCTCACAAGCCTCCAGTGCCGATCGGAGGCGCTCGACTTCGACACGGTAACGATCGGCCAAGTCCATGTCGAATCGAGCGACGAGATGAACGATGTAGAAGGTTGCCGATAGCACAGCAACTCCTCCCACGATCTGTGTGACGAGAGTGGCTACTGCTTCTGCGATCATGCCATCCCTTTCTTCGAGCTTGGCCAAGAGAGCCGAAGAAGAACAGCGATGAGGTTGGCGACTCCAATCAGCAACCACGACATCGCGGAGTTCCACATCGAAGCCTGTGTCTCGCTGACGGCAAAATCTCCTCCGATCGAAGCGAGAGCAGCGAAGGTCACAATGCCCAAGATCCGGATAAGCCAGATGCGAGACGATGCATGAATCGTCAGGGCGACGAAGAAGGCAGTCACAAAGTAGAACGTCGCGTGCTGGGCGCGAGTCGCATGCCAGAAGAGAAGGTGCGGCACATCGTCCACGACTCCGTAGACAATGAGCTTCGCCGTCAGCACGATAGGCCATACCCATCGCGCCGCAATACGCACAACGTTGTTTCTCACGTCACCAAACCATCGGTGTCGGGAGCCTCCACTGCCGCCTTCGCAGTCTCGACTTCATACGCCACGACGTTCGCCTTCACCCAGTCAATCAGGATCTGCTTGGCTGCCGCTCCGGTGGCCGGCACGATAGCAGCGCCTGGAGGAGCCGGCATCAAGAAGGGACGAGCACAAAGAGCTTCAATCACTCGCTGTAGTTGGTCATCGGGAATCGTTACTGAGATGGTTGACATGTCGGTTCTCCTTAGAGCTTGATCTGCCAATTGATAACAAGATTCGCTGGAGTGATGTCGAGCGCCGTGCCTGATCCTGGTCCGTTGCCGCTGACTCCTCCGGACAGAGACGTAACACCACCCAATATTTGGTGGACGTGGTTTGCGGAGATCCCTCCGGTGGTTCCGGAGACGTAGTGGTTGTGGGCTGCGCTCTCTCCATCGCTGTTGCCGTAGTTCACATACAGCAAGATGGTTCCAGTATCGGTCATGTATAGGCCAGAACCACCCGATGCCTGAACAAGTCCGTATGGTCCTCCTCCGTGAACGTGAGCTTGGTTCTCCGTTCCGGTTAGCGCATTTGTGAAGCTGTGCGTGTGGTCGCTGGAGACGGTGTTGGTAGTGATGTTATGGCTGTGACCGTGATCGATGGTGTGTGAGTGAGCCGGGAGATTGCCAGCAGCGATCGTCTTGGAGAGCGATCCTCCGGCAACACCGAGCGTGAACACCGCGCCGGAGTCGTCCATCACGAGGAACTTCCCTCGCGCATCCGGCAAGATGATGTTGGCGCCAGACTTCCAGTTTGCCGGCGCTCTGCCCCAAAGAGCCGGATTGGTGCTCTGTGCGTTGGTGAGAGTTTGGCCGGCAATCAGTGCATAGCCGACATCAGCAGTAGCTCCACACGTCGCCTGAATCATTCCCGGCAGAACGGCGCTCTGCGCAAGCTGGCGCTCTAGCAAAGCGATCCGATCGAGCATGTCGTTGATCTGTGCCGGGAAGCGATCGCCCGCGCCTGGGTAGTCCAGTTCAAGGAGTCCCATCACGCACCAGCCAATCCAAGTTGTACCGTCTCGCTTCCATCGTCTCCGATGTCAATGGGGATCTCTAGGACTCGAAGCAGAAGGTTGTCGTTGATCCTTCCTCGCTTGACGAGAAGCCGCACAGTGTCTCCTAGGCCGATGTGCGAGGTACCCTTCCAGAAGCCGGGAGCAAGTTTGGCTGTGTACGTCGGCACGAGGAGCGACGTGCGAGCTACAAGCCAAGATCCTCTAGCCACCAGCGTGGCTTGCTCTGTGATGTCTGGATAGGAGTACGTTCCATCCCATCGTCCTTGTAGATCGGTGGCCACCGTCGCGCTTCCTGTCTCCACAATCGTTGTGCCGGCTCCACCGGTCACGATGTCGTCGTTGGCGAATGTCGATGGCGTCTTGACTCTCGTGAAGGAGGAGACTGACTTGCCGTACTCCAAGCCGATCCCGTTGTTGAGTCCTCGCTGTGGATAGTAGAGATCGAGAGCCATAGCCGGAGACACGTCCCAGTCGAATCCGCTAGCAAGGTTGCCTATGGAGTCGATGATCTTTCCAACGAACTCTCCTGGCTTTGGATTCCACTGGCGAGTGATGCCGGTAGTCGCTCCAGTTCCTCTCGTGATCCCGTAGTTGCCGTTGGTGCGAGATTGGATGTTCTGGACCATCCCCCAGGCGATGTCGCTTTGGTCAACGTTGAGATAGGCGAGCGTGTCGGCAGCCTTCAACGCTCGCCGTTGCAGGACTCCTCGATAATCAACGAAGTTGAACGAGACTCCATAGCCGGATTCGGCAACGGTGTCCTGCGTGTTGCCGCATCGTGCTCGGAGGAGATCAACTCCATCGGCTCGCACCGTGATGTCTGTGATGAGTTCGGTGATGAGCTTCGCCTGCTCGTGGTCTCCCATCATCGAGCAGGCGAAGGTCGATGGCGCGTTGAGGCGAAGTACGAGCTTGCGAGAGGATGCCGCTCTGATCTCTCGCTTCGTCGTGGGATCGTTCCACGAGTATGCCGACACTCGCCAATCCATGGCTCAGTTCCTAGCGATCCAGTTACAGAGGATGGCCGGTGGCATGTTGTTATGTGCGAGTCCTCCGCCAGTATTCTGGTTTGTAGCCGTAGCGCTGGGAACTGTGTGTGAGTGGTTGGCAGAGACTCCTCCGGTAGTCAGCGTGTGCGTGTGGTTGACGCTCTGCCCGCCAGAAGTGAAGCTGTGTGTATGATCGTCAACGTTGACGCTGGTGTTCTGATTGTTCGAAACAGTCGTGCCAGTTCCGGCATTGATGTCGATGCCGTGCGGCCCACCGGACAGATCGTTATTGACGAATGCTGGGAAGAGTCCTCCCACAGCCGTGTGTGTGTGCTGATTTGATTGACCTCCGGTTGCTCCGGAGTGAGAGTGCGTTGCCGATTCTGTAGAGGACGTTCCGGAGTGAGAGTGATCGGCAGATTGGAGTCCAGTCGATCCATGGTTGTGGGCATCTTGAACGTGCGTGTGTGCCGGGATCATCGTCGCGTCAAGCGTGACCGTCTCGGCTCCGAACTTCAGACCGAGCGTGTTGGCAACCGAGAGCACAGCAGCATCGGAGCCTCCCATGTTGTCGAGTCCAAACGGCGCTCGCCCACGCATGTCGGGAACGTTGAATGTTGATGATCCGTCTCCTGTGCCGTGTACAGTGCCCAGGAAGTAGAAGATGCGCCAGTACGTGTCTCGGGAGATCGCCTGCCCATTGTATAGGACACAGTCGGCAGGGATGGCCGACTCTGGACCGAAGAACGGGAACGGGACTCCTGGCGGCAGAACTCCGGAGCCGTATGCCGGCACGCGAAGAGTTGTGATCATCGAGTTCACAACCGTAACGTTGCCGGCAGTGACGAGAACTTCAGCAAGAGGGATCGCGCTCGTGGGAAGCGCCGGCAAAGTCGGAGAGGCTGCTGGCGTTCCATCGACCTTCCCGAAGGCACTGTTGGAACCGGCAGGCCCACCTGCGTTTGGATCGTTGATGCGCCAATAGATCAGATCTCTTCGAGAGTTCGAGCCGGGTGCCGCACTGATGACGAGGTTCTCAAGAACCGTACACGTCATCAAGTACGCACCCTGATCGGCTTGATCATCTCCATAGATCACGCCGGTACCGATCGAGATATCGACAGACATGTTTGCCCCACCAGCAGCGCGCTGGACGACCTTCATGCCGGACAAGACTCCTTCGGACCACGCTGCCTTGACAAGCTGACGATCGAGCCTTGCCGAATACGTGCTGGCTTGGATCCAGTTTGGATTGAGTTGTGTCATGTCATGTTCTCCTTAGAGGTATCCCGAGCGCCATTCAAGGATCGCTTTGGATGGTGGCGAGGACGACAGCGGATAGAAGCGGATCGAGTTGACACCAGGGATCAGCGTCCACCACTTCGAGATCCCAGATGCGAAGTCAATCTTGTCGTATCGAGAGTTGCTGGGATCTCCGTTAAGCAGGACGGTTCCCTCTGCGAAGTCGATGGTGATGTAATCGCCGGAAGCGATCGAGTACGTAGCAAGGAACTCCAGCTTGATGCCTGTTGTCTGATTCTCGATCCTTGGCTGAGTACATGGACCATAGATCCGGATCACCGGCAGCACTTCGATGTTGCCGAAGTTTGTGAGGTTCTTCGCACCGATGACGAGCGATGCGGTATAGGTCTTGTCATAGAGTTGGTCGTACGTTCGGCCTAACTCGGTTGAGCCAGCGACTTCAAGGAACTCGCTCTGGATGACTGCTGACTCAAAGATGCCATCGACTCCTCTCCAGCCAAGGGATACTTTCCGGAAGTCTCGATGGTGAAGGAAGGAGAGTTGCGATCCCAAGTTAGATGGACGGATCTTGATTCGCCGGTACTCGTCTGCTGAGTCATATCTTATGTACAAGTACGCTCGAACGTCCGGAGCCATCCATCTCCTGAGTTGATCTTCGAGGACTTGATCAGTAACCAACGGATCGTCCTGAAGCTCGGAAGCCAGAGCGACTTCGAGCGTGATAGCTCTCGCGCCGAAGTAATGAGTGAAGTCAAATGTGCCATTCTGCGATGGTCTCTTCTCGCTGACATCTCGAATCTCTGGGAAGCCTGGGTTGAATCTCTGCGGCACAAAGCCGTATTGAGGTTGAAGAAGCAACGGTGGAATGTAGCCGGCATCACTCGGTAGCCGAGAGTCCTCCAGGTATGCATCGACATTTGTAAGAACGGTTGTGCTAGCCATCAGAGCTTCACTCCTTGAACGGCGAAGTCTGCTTGCGCCATGAGCGTGTCAACATCCACAGCCTCATAGAAGTTCGCAGACTCGATGTGTACTCCTTCGTAGCTTGTCGGCATCGCGCTCATCGGAGCAGCAGATGCCGTAGCGCTCCCTCCGGCGAACGAGGGAGGAGAAGTGTTGAAGTTATCCATGAACATCGCAGCAAGGCCAGACGTCTGCAGAAGCCATGCCGCTCTGCTCGGATTGTCGAGAGGGATGACTGCCTCAGGTCCGGCTTCTCCGATCCAAGCAAGAGTCTTGCGAGTCACAATTGCGCCACGAGCTATGAATGGAACGAATGGCGTGTCTCCTTCTTCGTTCCCAACTCCAGGCAACCATCCAACAGCCTTGTCCTTGACCTTGCCGAGCCAGTCGATCGCTGACTGAGCCTTATCGATGATCATTTGGACAAAGCCAACGATGGCGTCAATGGGAGCCTTGATCGCAGACTTGATCAAGTCCCAAGCAGTACCGGCTGCCGACTTGATGCCATCCCAAACTCCCTGGAGAAGAGCCTTCAGCGCGTCGATTGGAACTATGACTGCGTTCTTGATTCCGCCCCACACGAGGCTCGCAATCGTCTTGATCCAATCCCACGCCGTTGATGCGGCGCTCGTGATACCGTCCCAGACTCCTTGGAGAATGCCGGCAATCAACTCGATCGGCGCGGTGATAGCGAGCTTGACGCCATCCCAGGCGATGCTCGCAGCGAGTTTGATCGCATCCCAGGCTGTCGAGAGAACGAGCTTGATGGCATCAATGACCGTCTCGATGATGAGCTTGATCGCATTGATCGCTCCCTCGATGAATCCCTTGATCCCGTTCCATACCGATTCAACAATGGTCTTGATACCAGTCCAGACCTTGTCCCAGTCTCCGCTGATGATCCCTGTGATTACCTGAATGATCCCTCGAACGACTCCAAGCACAGTCTCGATGATGTTCTTGATGTTGTCGAATACAAGCTTGATGGCGTTCCATATGTTGTCGCCGAAGAGTGCCCAAGCCTTCTGTACGAAGTCGATGAAGAAGCCAACGACTCCCTTGATGATGTCGAAAGCAAACTGGAACGTCTTGATAACAACGTCCAGTACGGCTTTAATGATCGGAGAGAGAAGAGCCCAAAGGAACTCAAGTTGCGGGATGATGAATGTGCGGACGAACTGGACGAGACGATCGAAGACAGCAATGAGCAGCTCGATAAATGCAGTCGCAGTCGAGATCACATTGGCATCGAACCATCCCCAGAAGGCCATGATGGCATCTTGGATCGGCTGCCAGACTCCTACGAGCGCCGGCACAAACACGTCCGTGAACCAAGAGACCAATCCTTGGACAAGACCAATCGTTGCATCCACAAAGCCAGCGACTGCTGGAACGATCGTCTTCATGAAGAAGTCGGCAAAGGCTTTGAGCGCCGGCAAGATGTCCTTGTTGAACCAGTTCCAAACTCCCAGGGCGAAGTCTCGGATGGCTCGCCCAACCGTATCAACGATATCTCGGACGGCATCAAACTTGAAGTATGCCGCAACGAGCGCTCCAATGATCGCCGCAACGGCAACAATGAGGAGTCCCCAGGGCCCAAGCGCTCCGACTATGGAGCCTGCTAGCCCACCAATCCCAGATACCATCCCTCCAATTCCGGAAGCCACCGGAGCAGCCGCATGAGCAAAGAGTCCGAGTCCTCCGGCGAGTCCGGCTGCCGCGGTGACTCCGGCACCGGCCATGACGATGAACTCTTGTGTCTTCTCGTCCATCTCGGAGAACTTGTTGACCCACTCTGTCCCTTGATCAACGATGTCTCGAAGCGCCGGCAGGAACATCGTGCCGACTTGGATAGCAGCCGTCTCTACCGATCCTTTGAGTTGCTCTAGTGAGCCGTTGAAGTTATCGAGACGAGTTGCCGCTACGTCTGCTGCGGTGACCTCTCCCATCGATGAGGCGAGCGCATCGAATCCAGCGCCACCTTCTTCCGCAATGATCGCTGCTGCTCGAATGGCATCCGATCCAAACAGCATCTCAAGCGTGGCCGACTTCTGCTGATCCGACATCCCGGCAAGCGCCGTGGCGAGAGTGTCCGCCATATCTCCCATCGGCTTGATCTTGCCCTGCGCATCGAAGAAGGCGTTGCCCGTCGTGTTCATCGAAGTCGCATTGGCATCGATGGTTAGTCCGAGCGAGTCAAAGAGCTTGATCTGCTTCTCTGTGACCGGCTGAAGGTTGCTGAGGAAAGTCTTGAGCGACGTTCCGGCATCACTTCCCTTGATGCCTGCGTTGCCCATTGCGGTAATGGCTAGTGCCGCATCATCGAAGGAGAGCCCAGTGAGGTTCGCTACGGCTCCGGCTTGCTGGAGGGAGAGTCCGAAGTCAGCAACGTCAATCGAAGAAGCATTGGCTGCTCCGGCGATGAGATCTGCCACGTGCGGAAGCTGCTCTGCCGATAGGCCGAACTGGTTCATTGCGTTCGCAGCGATCGTTGCTGCTTCTGGCAGACCGATCTCGCCAGCAGCAGCGAGGTTCACCGTTGCGTCTGCGGCTCCGTTGAGGATGTCTTCGACAGAGAGACCAGACTTGGCTAACTCCTCCATCGCGCCGGAAGCCTCGCCGGCAGAGAACACCGTATCAGCACCGAGCTTGAGAGCCTTCTTCCGCAGCGACTCCATCTGCGTCTCTGTGGCGCC